TTTGTAGATAATGATGGAGATAGATGGTTTGTTGACGAATATGGAGATAGGTCATATATGTGGGAATATATGTGATGGACATAAACACTCAGATAAAATTTGGACATTTACTCCTCACAGATAGAAAATGTAGAGTATGTGGGGAGATAAAAAATTTGATAGATGGATTTTATAGAACAAGAAAAGATAGAGGTCCAGTGGCGTCATCATATTCATATGAATGCAAAAATTGCACAATAAAAAGAATAGTTTCAAATAAAATAGTATTAAACGTTATAGGTAAGTGGGAATATCCAGATTGGTAAATATTCACGTCAAGTTTCCCCTGCGTAAAGTATTTTTTTAATAAATATTTTTTAGATAAACTGAGATTTTACGGAGAAAAAAATGGCGACTCCTCAATTATCTCCAGGCGTACTCGTCAGAGAGGTTGACTTAACTGTAGGAAGAGCTGATAATGTTTTAGATAATATTGGAGCAATTGCAGGTCCCTTTCCAATTGGTCCTGTTAATTATCCAATTGATATTACAACTGAGCAAGATTTAATCAATACTTTCGGAAAACCAATTTCGACTGATGCGCAATATGAGTATTGGATGAGTGCATCTTCCTATCTCTCCTATGGTGGTGTTCTTAAAGTTGTTAGAACTGGTGGAGCAACCCTCAACAACGCAAATGCCGGTGTTGGTGCTGCATCAACCACATCTTTAGATATTGACAATTACGATGATTATATTAATAATCATTCGGAAGGAAATAATTTTACATTTGCTGCGAAGAACCCAGGTTCTTGGGCAAATGGTCTTAAAGTCTGTGTTATTGATGATTTAGCAGATCAAACTATTGGTATTACAACAACCAATGTTGGTGCTCTTGGAGCACAAATTGGTTTTGGTGTTACTGCTGCGATTAATGGAGTTTCTATTCCTGGCGCAGGAACAACTTCAACTTTTAATGGATACTTAAAAGGTATTATTACTGGTATTACAACAGATGCAACTAATAGTGCAAGTAGCATTGACGTAAAAATTGTATCAAGAGTTTCTTCCGCAGGAACTGAGACTCAAATTAGTTATGCAGAAAGTTCGGAATTTGCTTCATATGTAGCATCTTCAACTCTTACCTTTGTAAATAATTCCGGTATTAATACAGGAACTACAGCTAGCGCAACATCGGTATCCGATTGGTACAATAACCAAACTTTAGGTTTAACAAATACTACAATTTATTGGAAGTCTATTGCACCAAAACCAGTTTCAAACCAATATGTTCTTGAGAGAAATGGTAAGAATGATGCTATTCACGTTGTAGTTGTTGATGATCTTGGAACTATTACTGGCAATCAAGGAACTCTTCTTGAGAAGCACGTTGGTCTATCCAAAGCACTAGATTCAGTTTCAGCGGTCAATTCCCCACAAAAGATTTGGTATGAGCAATATCTTGCAGATTTCTCATCTCAAGTTTATGCTGGCGGAAATCCTTCAAGTGCAGCAGATTCTTACTGGGGAACAGCACCAAGAGCAACTGGATTTACAACTTATTCTGGTGTTGCTTCTGCTTCATTCACCCCAGTTTCTACTGCAAATGGTCTTTGGGGATCATCTGCACAAGATATAACATTTAGTGCAATTGGAAACAAAACATATACCTTAACCGGTGGTGTTGATTATTCCTCTGCTGGCGGGATGAAACCAACTCTTGCAGATTTGATCACATCTTACGATAAGTTCTCCAACAAAGATGAAGTTCAAGTTGATTATCTGATTATGGGTCCTGGATTGGATTCTGTATCACAGTCTCAAGCAAAGGCAGGTTATTTAATCTCACTTGCAGAACAAAGAAAAGACTGTATTGCTGTGATTGGACCACATAGATCTGATTTAGTTGGACAAACTAATACAACAACTCAGACAACAAATCTTATTAAGTTCTTTAGTGGAGTCAATAGTTCTTTACCATCTTCATCTTATGCGGTATTTGATAGTGGATATAAGTACACTTATGATAGATTTAATAATAAGTTCGTATATATTCCTTGTAACGCTGATGTTGCAGGTCTAATGTGTCGCACTAACATTGTTGCATATCCTTGGTTCTCTCCTGCTGGACAGCAAAGAGGAATTATTAACAATGCTATCAAACTTGCTTATAATCCAAGTAAGGCACAAAGAGATCAACTCTATCCACAAAGAATTAATGCTATCGTAACTCAACCTGGAATTGGAACTCTTCTCTTTGGTGATAAGACTGCTCTCGGATATGCTTCGGCATTCGATAGAATCAATGTTCGCCGCTTGTTCCTCACTATTGAGCAAGCACTTCAAAGAGCTGCTCAAGCACAACTGTTTGAACTGAACGACGAACTAACCAGAGCAAACTTTAAGAATATTGTTGAACCTTATCTCCGTGATGTTCAAGCAAAGAGAGGTTTGTATGGATTCTTCGTTGTTTGTGATACCACAAATAATACACCAGATGTTATTGATAACAATGAATTTAGAGCGGATATTTTCTTAAAACCAGCAAAATCTATTAATTATGTAACTCTTACTTTTGTTGCAACTCGTACTGGAGTAAGTTTTGAAGAGGTTGCAGGTACTGTTTGATATTATTATTCAACAAATAACTCAAGGAGGTAACAATCGTGGCAAGACTTAAAACAATCTCTGATTTCAAAAGTGCTCTAACTGGTGGCGGTGCTCGTCCAAATTTATTCGAAGTTGAATTAACAACTTTTCCAACAGGAATTAGTTGGGACGCAGATAAATTTAAGTATCTATGTAAAGCAGCTGCTTTACCCGGTTCAAATGTTGCAAGTATAGATGTTCCATTCAGAGGAAGATCATTTAAAGTTGCTGGAGATAGAACAATTGATGCTTGGACTGTAACTATTATTAATGATGAAGATTTTAAATTGAGAAGAGCCTTTGAATCTTGGACAGAACTAATTGCAAAACTTGATAATAATTTGGGTGCCACAAACCCTAGTGCTTATATGAGCAATGCAACTGTTTATCAACTTGGAAGAGGTTCTACCCTGAATAGCACTACCAATTCAGGTTCAGATAGTTCTATTTTAGCAGCATATCAATTTATTGATATTTTCCCAACCAGCGTATCTCCAATTGATTTATCTTATGATAGTGGAGATACTATTGAAGAATTTACTGTAGAGTTCCAAGTTCAATCTTACGAGATTATAAGTTCAGCTACAGCATCTAAAGTCTGATAAATAGACCAAAGGCATAAAAAAATAAATTATGGCAAGATTGTTTGGATTTTCTATTGAAGATAACGAACCATTATCTCAAGGTGTAGTTAGTCCTGTCCCCGAAAATAATGAGGATGGGACTGACCACTACTTGAGTAGTGGTTTTTTTGGTTCTTATGTAGATATTGAAGGAGTATATAGAACAGAATTTGATTTAATTAAAAGATATCGTGAAATGGCACTTCACCCAGAGTGTGATAGTGCAATTGAAGATATTGTAAATGAAGCAATTGTATCAGATACGAATGATACTCCAATAGAAATTGAACTTTCAAATCTAAATGCTAGTGATGGTATTAAAAAGAAAATTAGGCAAGAATTTAAATATATTCTTTCACTATTAGATTTTGATAAAAAGTCTCACGAAATTTATAGAAATTGGTATATTGATGGAAGACTTTATTACCACAAAGTTATTGATTTAAAAAATCCACACGATGGGATTCAAGAACTGCGTTACATAGACCCAATGAAAATGAGGTATGTAAGGCAGCAGAAAAAAAGCGAAAAAGATAAGTATAGAGTATCTAATATTAATAGCGATAATCCTATGGATTTTGAGTTTCCTCAAATAGAGGAATATTTTGTCTATAGTCCAAAATCAACATATCCTACAGGAAATCCTTCTTCTATGGGAGGATCTCAAGGGATTAAAATGTCTAAAGATTCAATTACTTATTGCACTTCTGGTCTTGTAGATAGAAACAAAGGATCCACTCTTTCATATTTACATAAAGCAATTAAGTCTCTTAATCAATTGAGAATGATTGAAGACTCATTAGTAATTTATCGTTTATCTCGTGCTCCAGAGCGTAGAATTTTCTATATCGATGTAGGTAATCTACCAAAGGTTAAGGCAGAACAGTATCTTCGTGATGTTATGATGAGATACCGTAATAAACTTGTATATGATGCAAATACAGGAGAAATTCGTGATGATAAAAAATTTATGTCTATGCTGGAAGACTTTTGGCTTCCAAGAAGAGAAGGTGGTAGAGGAACTGAAATTTCTACCTTGCCCGGTGGGCAGAATCTTGGAGAAATAACTGATATAGAATACTTTAAGAAAAAACTATATCGTTCTTTAAATGTTCCACCATCAAGAATGGATGGAGAAGGGGGATTCAATCTCGGACGTTCTTCAGAAATTCTTAGAGATGAAGTTAAATTCAGTAAATTTGTTTCTCGTTTGAGAAAGAGATTTTCATATATGTTCCACGATATGCTTAGAACTCAATTGATTCTTAAGAATATTATTACCCCAGAAGATTGGGATATTATGGAAGAGCATATTCAATATGATTTTCTATATGATAATCATTTTGCAGAACTTAAAGATGCGGAACTTCTCAATGAAAGACTGAATATGGTTCAAGTTGCAGAACCATATGTAGGTAGATA